GTTGGATGAGAATGAGCAGGCCCGCAAGGGTGACATTTACAATACTGTCACAGGCGCGCTGTACAAAGGTAAGACTGGCGTGCGCGTCATCCCAGCTGTTTATCAGCGACGCTTTATTCAGTGGGCGCCGCGAGGAGCAGGCAGCGGGGCACCCACCGCCATCTATGAGTCCAGAGAAGCGTGCCCAATTACCCAACGATCAGCGGAGGACAATAAGGATTATTTGCTGGATAGCGCAGAGTACATAGAGGAGACGCATCAGCATTTTGTCCTGCTGATAGGGGAAGGGGCGGTGGAAACAGCGCTGATCTCGATGAAATCCACGCAGCTTAAAAAATCTCGAAAGTGGAACAGCATGATGGCATCGAGACAGATGGAAGGGGTGAACGGCACCTTTACTCCGGCTCGATTTTCGCACATTTATCATCTCCGCACCGTGAGCGAGGAAAACAGCAAAGGCTCTTGGCACGGCTGGGAAATGTCCTGCGAGGGTCCGGTCGTTGACGAGCAACTGTACGGCAGGGCCAGAGAATTCGCTAGCTCCATTAAAGCGGGGGAGGTGAAGGTGAAACACGAATCGGGAGGGCAAACCGCTGACGACATGCCTTTTGCAGAGCAAGTCGCACCCTTTTAACGAGCCGAGGGGTGCCGGATCTTCGGCACCCCCCATCGGGAGCGACCTATGTCAGTAGAAAAATTTAAGGCTATCTTCGCCGGCCTCGAACAGGCGCACGGATTTTTTAAGATCGAGCAAACAAGCGCGGGAGGGAAAGCGCAAGGACGGGCGGGAGTCGTGCGAGAGCCGCCGATACATCGACTTTGGGAAGAGCACCTGAGTGGTCGAACAGGTCGCGGGCTGGGTATCATTCCCATCGACGCGGAAAACCTCTGCGTGTGGGGTTGCATCGACATCGACCAATACCCTTTCGACCATGCTGCGCTGGTGAAGAAGATACGCGACAACTCGTTGCCCCTTGTCGTGTGCAGATCCAAGTCGGGAGGGGCACACTGCTTCTTGTTCGCCACAGAAAAAGTCGCTGCGGAAGACATGCAACGCGCGCTGCAGGCGATGGCAGCTGCGCTGGGGTTCGGAGAATCGGAAATATTTCCGAAGCAGGTCCGTCTGCGATTGGAGAGAGGTGATGTTGGAAATTTTCTGAATCTGCCGTATTACGCTGATTTAGAAGGTGGCCTTCGCTACGCTTTTTTAGATGACGGGTCGTCCGCGACGCTGGAAGAATTTATTGGCCTGCACGCGCGGCACGCGCAAACACCCGCGCAGGTTAGTGGGTTACAGACATTGGTCGCGACTGGATTCGCTGAAAACGACGAAAAGGACCTGCAGCACGGACCACCCTGCCTGCAGGTGCTTTGTTTGAAGGGCATCAGCGAAGGTGGCCGAAATAACGGACTTTTCAATCTGGGCGTCTTTTTACGCAAAAAGTGCCCGGATTCTTGGCCCGAGGAGATTCTGCGTTACAACATGAAATTCGTAGCACCACCCCTGCCGCTCAACGAAGTAAACGTGGTGGCAAAGCAACTCGAGCGTAAAGATTATGCTTTTAAATGTAATGACGCGCCCATTCGAGCACACTGTAATAGAGAGCTATGCCGCACTCGTAAATTTGGCATTGGCTCCGCGCAGGCCGGGGCCACAATGGCTAACCTGCGTAAGTATAATTCGACACCGCCAGTCTGGTTTTTGGACGTTAACAGCGATCCGCTCGAGCTTGACACCGAGGGCCTAATGTCACAGCTAGTTTTTCAGAAATCTTGCTTAGAGCAGCTTAATTTTATGCCTCGGACAGTGTCAAAAAATCAGTGGGAAAGCAGGTTAGGCACGTTGCTTAGCGAGATGAAAGAGAACGAAAGCGCTATTGTCGAGGTGGCGGTTGACGCGAGCGTCAGTGGCCAGTTCTATGATTACCTTGAGGAGTTTTCTCGACACCAGCAAGTGGCACTCGACAAAGAGGAATTGCTGCTCCGCAGACCCTACACCGACGAGAGCCTTGGCTTAACGTATTTCAGGCTTAAGGATTTTGAGAACTTCTTACGAAAGAACAGATGGTTCGAGTACAAATCGCACCGGATAGCGCAGCGCTTACGCGACATCAACGGTTCTAGCGTTGTGCTTAAAATCAAAAATCGAGCGGTACGCGTGTGGCAGATCCCCGCCTTCAAGAACGCGGATTTAGACATCGATCCCCCTCAATTTGGGCCAGCCGCAGGAGAGGAGCCTTTCTAAATGAGCACGAACCGCACGAACCGCAGCGAAGAGATAGTGCGTGGGGTGGATGTCCATCACATGACGCTGACCGCTGTCGCTAAGCTTTACTCTATTTCAAAGCAGCGGGCCAAACAAATCTACGACAAAACAAAGCGAGCGCAGAAAGAGGCGCAAGCCGATGTTTAAGCTTTTCGGGCCGCCAGGCACAGGAAAAACCACAGCCTTGCTGGACTTGGTCGACAAGGCACTGCGCGATGGCACGCCCCCAAATAAAATCGCCTTCCTCGCGTTCACTCGGAAAGCGGCACAAGAGGCAAAGGACCGCGCCTCTGAGCGCTTTTTGCTCGACAAAAAAACTGACTTGGCAAACTTCCGCACGTTGCATTCTTTTGCACTTAGTAGGACTGCTATTCCAGCCTCTCAGATAATGAGCGAAAAGCATTATTTTGAGCTGGGCCAACGAATAGGTGTAAAACTTGGGAGAACAAAGAACATCGATTTATTCGAGGACGGCGGAGATTTCTCGCCATCCGCCGATCCGATTTTGGCGTTGATAAATTTGGCACGGTTGCGACGAGTCTCTCTGCGAGCGGAGTACAACGCCAGCGACCTTTCGGTTGAGTGGAACACTGTGAAATACGTGTCGACGGCTTTAGACCGCTACAAACGAGGCATGCACTTGTATGACTTCACCGACATGCTGGAGGAATTTGTCGCGAATGCATCCACCGCATGCCCACACCTCGACCTTTGCTTGCTCGATGAGGCACAGGACCTTAGCGCGCTACAATGGGAGCTGGCGCATGCGCTAGACCTTCGAGCGAAGCGAATGTTCGTCGCCGGCGACGACGATCAAGCGATCTATTCTTTTGCAGGCGCGTCAGTGGAGCATTTTTTGTCCTTGGACGCGCCCGCCGAGACGCTGTCCCAGTCGTATCGTGTTCCGCGCGCGGTTCATGAACTGGCGGAGAAAGTGGTTGCTCGAATTCCCCACAGGTTCCCCAAAAAATATCTGCCGAGGTCCGACAAAGGTAGCGTTCAGCGCGTTTCCGATGTGTCTCAGGTGAACATGACACACGGATCGTGGTTAATCTTGGCACAAGCCGGTTACATGCTGCAGACATGCGCTTTGGAGCTTCGTGCAATTGGTCTTCTTTTCAATTTTTGCGGACAACGCTCTATCCCAGCCGCCGTGTCGGAGGCCGTCAACGCTTGGGAGCGCTGCCGAAAGGGCTTGGAAATAACAGGCTTGCAAGCGCGTGCCATTTACAGATTTATGTCTCCGAGCAGAATCAAGGCAGGCCACAAACGGGTGAAAGGCCTGTCAGATACAGCCTGCACAGACTACGAAGGCCTCGTTAAAAATCACGGCTTGGTGGCGCAGAGAAACATGATCTGGTCGACCGCGATGGATAAACTGCTAGAGCGCGATAGGGCTTACGTCACTGCAATGTTGCGCAGAGGAGAGTCGTTCAACGCGGCACCTCGCATCGATGTGAGCACAATTCATGCTGCGAAAGGGGGAGAGGCTGACAACGTGGTGGTTTTAACTGACTTGTCGCCCGCTGCTGACACGACGGAAGGGCAGCCGGACATCCACCGCCTTTTCTATGTCGCGTTCACACGCTGTAAGCAAAATCTCTTCTTAGTTGAGGCGGATAATTTTAATCGTGCGTACGTAGTGTAAGCACATTGGTTTTCATCAAACACAGGCATCCTTATGACCAACGCTTTCACGACCCCTCCGTTAAAAAGCGCTATTCTAGATAAATTGGCGGCAGAACACGACGCAGAAATAGTTGAACGGATAGCTTCTGACTACCTTGTCGAGCGCCCTGCGCATTACGCGGCGGGGGACAATGATATCGAGTGCATCGACGCCATGCGCGCAGCGTTCGGAAGCGAAAGCGTTCGAATTTTTTGTGAATTAAACACGTTCAAATACATTTGGCGGATGCATCAGAAAAGTTCTTCCCTTCACGATAAGAAAAAAGCCCTTTGGTATTTGAAGTTTGCCCTTTCATTAGAGGAAGGGGCGGCGGAATCTGAACAAGACCCGAGGATCGTTTCGTGAGTTTGCAAATGGCGATGTTTGAGACAAAGAGCGATTGGGTACCGCCGCTGGAATTGCCTGACTTATCGCGCGCCTCCGCGATTGCAATCGACTTGGAAACGCGAGACCCCAACCTGCTTAAGAACGGGCCAGGCTGGCCGACCGGAGACGGTGAAATCGTAGGCTATGCGCTGGCAGTGGATGGCTGGAGCGGGTACCTGCCTGTCGCGCATCGTGGCGGCGGCAATTTAGATCAGAAGGTAGTTTCGAGGTATCTCAAAAAGGTGCTGGAACTACCGTGCCCAAAAATTATGCACAACGCGCAGTATGACTTGGGGTGGCTGCGCCAAGCCGGTTTCACGACGATCAACGGACGTATCATCGACACCAT